CTATGCACCCATCAACCACTCGTCGATGGCGGTGCGGCCACGGGATACCTTCTCCGGCATGAAGTGCGCGTAGGTCTTCAGCGTGATGTCGATGCTGGCGTGGCCCATCCAGTGTGACACCGACACCGGGTCCTCGCCACCGCCCAACTGGACGCTCGCATACGTGTGGCGGCACCGATGGAACATCAGCTCACGCGACGGCTCCCAGCCGCTGCCGTCAGCCTGCTCGTCTCTAGGCGCGAGGAGGCCGGCATGGACCAGTGCAGGCTTCCATGCGTCGGGGTTGAACTTGTTCGGGTTCACCGGGTTGTAGAACCAGCTGGTCATCAGAAGCTTGACGGCGGCAGTTGGCTTCCCGTCGTTCCCTGGTCCGTACCAGGGCAAGGCCACCTCCACGGAGGGAAACTCTTCGGCGTGGGCTGCCACTGCCCTACGAAGGCCGACTGACAGCGGCACCTCGCGCTCCTTCTTGCCCTTCGGCAGCTTGAAGTACGCGGTCTTGCCGTCCCATTGGAGCTGTCGACGAACTCGAAGCAACCCCCGTTCCTCATCTAGATCCTCTGGGCTCCACCCGAATGCCTCGCCTTGCCGCAACCCCGCGCCAACGCCCATATCCACGGCAACCCGGTACCAGTCAGGCAGCCCTTCTCGGATCAGCACGACTTCCTCCCTGGACCAAGCCCGGGCTTTGGTCACGCCACCGCCGCTCGGCCGCTCGTCGACCATCTCGGTGCACGGATTCTTGACAATGCGCTTGCCAACAGCGGTCTTGAGGATCGACGTCAAGTGGATCCAGATGACTTCGATGGTGGATTCGCTCAGGTTCGGCTTGTCCCGCAGGATCGCCAGCCACGCTCGGAGATGTTCCGAGTCGATGGCACTGAGGGGAAGTTGGCCGAGGTGGGGAAGGATGTGGTTCCAGATCTTCGACTTCATGGGGCTGGCAGTACCTGCCGGATCCCGTCGGGCTGGCCACCAGATGGTCTCGACATAGACCCGAAGTGTGATGGCTCCGAGTCGCGGGTCGATGTAGTTGCCGCGCCGGCTATCAGTCTGGGCGCTGGCGAGCCAGTCCTTCGCGTCCTGGAGCTTGTGGAAGGACTCGTCCTTGACGCCTGGGATGCCACAGACTCGGTACCGCTTGCCAACACCGTACGTTGACTTGCGGCGCTTCGGCGCAGTCTTGGTCATCCACCGGTCTTCGATGTACCCCGGCATGTAGCACCCCCAGGTGGCTCAGGCGGCGCCGCTCTCAGGGCGGTTGACGTCATAGAGGCTGGGGCGCTGCTGCGGCATTCGCTTGGGCTCGTCGCAGGTGCGCGAGTCCATGGTGATGATGTCGCCCTTCCACTCCTGGAACCAGTGGCCCCCAGCGAGGATGGACTGGGCCACCTGGTTGAGGCCGCTGATGATCTGCTCGGGTGTCAGGTGGTTGCCCACCATGATCTCGATTCGACCGCGGTCCTCTCGCACGTCGAAGTCTCGGTCGTCGGGAAGGTCGTCCAGCTTGTACTCAACCGTGATCACGTGCAGCTCCTGTGCTACGTGCGCACCGCGAGGCGCTTGGTGCGGCGATGTGTGCGGAGCAATGCACAGTAGTCACGGTTCGGGGACGCAACAAGGGCTCTACGAAAAGTCAACAAAGCGACGGCCAAAGGCTGTTCGATTGTCGGTGAGGCCTGCTTTCATTGGCCGACCGCAGGGCTGTTCTCATCCACGCTTGCGGCAGCGTCGAGCATAACTCGGAGCCTGCGCCGCTCGCGCGGGTCCATGGCGGCGGCACGGATGATGATGTGGCGCATGTCCTCGTCGTAGCCGGACAACTCCACGGACTCCCATTCCAACCATTGGGAGGCCGCGGCCTCCTTGACGAGACGGATGGGCTTGCGAATGCCGCGCGCAACGGCCTCCAGTTCCTCCGGTTTGGGGGCGCTCATCAGAGATCCGACGGCCAGCCTCTGGAACCAGGCCTTCGACATGCCGCGCTCGCCGGCAGGCCCCTTGGAGTCGGCCGCCATCTTGGCGTACGACGTTCCGGCCCGCTGCACTGCCGCGACCATGTCACTCAACTTGCCGGGCAGAGCCTGCCCCGACGTGGCATCGATGCCAGTCACAGCTACCTCTCCTGTATGTGTTCAATTCACACAAGTGGACTGCATCGTCGCAGGCCATGGACGTTGTCGCGTCCCAGTCTAGAGACGATCTAGCTATACAGCGAGACGCTCCCCCAGTTGAGACCTGAAATCGCCCTGAGGTGTCGTCCAGATCTGTAGACGTGACGTCTCAGAGTGTGCAACCATGAGTGCATCGAGAGACGGAACGTCCAAGTCTGGAGATGCCTCTTGTCAAACCGTGTGCTGCTCCACGATCCAGCCACGCTCAGGTGGATCATGGCGCACCCGCTGCGAGGCACCCCCTACTCGGTGCGCACGCTGGCCGCTGCAGCCCGGTGTAAACCGGCAACGATCGGACACCTGCTGTGCGGTCGGTACAGGCGGACGAACCACCAAACGGCCCTTCGGATTGCGGAGGCCCTGGGGTGCGAAGCATCAGCGCTTTTCGCACTGCCAGCGTCTCCGGATCTCGACGAAATGACCGAATAGATAGCCCAAAGAAGAGGAAGTGGCATATGACGTCCGCATCGCCTGGCCGCGCTCCGGCCGGATTCATGTGGATCGAAGGCGCCGCCGACGCGCTCGGGGTCAAGGTCTGCACCCTCCACAAGTGGCGGCAGCGAAAGGCCGGCCCGCTCGCTGTTCGTCACGCGGGACGCCTGATGTACGCCGAAACCGACATCGTCGGCTACCTGCAGAGCCTGGTGGACGAGGCCAAATCGAGCGCTGTTGTTCGCAACCCGCGCCCCGACGTGCGCCTGTCGACCGCCGCCTGACGCCACCCAGAAAACGGGTCGGCCCCCGCCGGCAGACACCCGGTCGCACCCGGATGCCGCAGACGAAGGCCAGGGCCCACCGATCAACACAACACAGAGAAGGAGGCAGGCCGTGAGCCAGCCTACTCGTTCGAGCAGCCCGTTCGCCGGGCTGACCCCGACCACGATCCCCACGGTGACCGCGCTGCTGCCGGTGCGTCGCCGGTTGACGGTGCCGCAGGTGCTGAGCGCCGCGGCGGAGTGCGTCGAGGCCCGCGGGCACTCGAAGGACTGGTTCGAGGATGTGACCGTGCCGGCCGGTGAGGGCGGCGTGTGCGCGGTGGGCGCGATCCGCACGGTGGTGACCGGTGCCGCGGTGGAGGACCACCCGGTGGCGCGGGCCGCGGTGCGGGCGCTGTCGGCGTGGTTGCCGAGCGAGCCGCCGATGGACGCGGAGACGGGCGACCCGGACTTCGTGGAGCACGTCGCGGACTGGAACGACGTGCCGTCGCGGACGGCGGCCGAGGTGGTTGCCAGCCTGCGGGCCGCGGCGCTGGCGGTGGCGGCGTGAGCACCTCGTCCACTGCGTGCGGCCTGTGCGGGATCACCCGCCGCCAGCACGACATCCAGTGGGTCGACACGGTGCCGCACCGCTGGGTGCCGCCGACCGTCGCACAAGCCCTCTCCCGTACCGAGCAGGTCAACCCCCGAAAGCAGGCGGCCCGATGAGCACCAACTCGACCACGACGTGGTCCAGCAGCGGCTACGTCGACACGATGGGCGCCACCGAGGGCAGCCTGTACATCCACCCGAACGGCATGGCCGGGGACCAGTTCACCATCTACCGCCGAAAGGACGTCTCCGACGCGGAGATGCTGGCGGTCGCAGACCGGGTGCTGTCCGCGGTCCAGCGCTGGCGGGACCGGATCGCCGAGCACACCGAGCAGAACCGCACCACCGCCGACGAGTTGGCGGCGGCCCGCGCCGAGATCGCCCGTCTCAAGGGCGAGGAGGTGCAGGTCTGATGAGCATCGACTTCAGCGCTTCGGCAAACACGTATCGGACCTCGGTCCGAGTGTCGGGCCGGCCCGTGTTGCTGAGCACGCTCCGCGAGTTGGCGGAGGCGTGGGCGGACGACCGGGAGCGCGCGATCTGGGCGATGGACGAGCTGGTCCAGGGTCTGAACCGCACGGAGGGCGGCTTCGACGAAGCGGTGTACGACCTGCAGGCGAACCTGCGGTTGTCGGACACGGACGACGTGGATGTGGACGCGGAGGCGGCAGAGCGGCTGATCGCCGAGCTGCAGATCGCGGTGGCCAGGGTGCAGGGCAGGGTCACCGCCCTCCCGCGCCGGTCGAACGGGCGGGCCGCGTGATGGCCGTGCTCCTGTCGCTGTTGGCGGTCGCCGCTCTCACGCTGACGGCGTGGCTGGACTGCCGGGCCCGTCGCCGGGTGCAGGCCATCAAGGCCCGCGATGTCACGCCGGCCGCGATCCGGTACGTGAACACGCCGCGAGAGGACCAGCCGTGACGTTCCCCCGCCTCCCGCGCCAGCCCCGCCGCTGGCCCCTGCGCCTGGTGCGCATCACCGACCCGATCCCCGCCCTGGAGCTCGTCCGGCCCGACGGCCGCGGCTGGCTGATCTGCCCGCTCCCGGGCCGCAAGGAGAACGACCGATGACGATCACCGAGCTGCCGGGGGTCGTAGCGCCCCCGACTGCCGGGCCTACCGTGCTCGGCTACTTCACCCCCGGCTCCGAGGAGTGGCACGCCGCCCGGGCGAACGGGATCGGCGGCAGTGAGATCGCTGCCGTGGTGGGCCTATCCCCGTATGAGTCCCGGTTCAGCCTGTGGCACCGCAAGCAGGGGCTGCTGGCGCCGGTCGAGGAGTCCCCGCAGATGTACTGGGGGAAGGTCCACGAGCCCAACATCCTGGCGGAGTTCGCCAAGCGGCACCCCGAGTTCTCGGTCCGCCAGGCACCTACCTACGCCGCCGCCGACGACCCGGGGCAGATCGCCAACCCGGACGGCCTGCTGACCCCGTCGTGCGACTGCGGACTCCACCGCAAGTGGTGCTGCGACCCGTCCGACTGCGGCCCGTGCTGCGAGAACTGCCCCACCTGCCCGACCGTCAACACCCAGCCGACCGAGCTGGTGGAGGCCAAGACCGCGATCGACGACGAAGGCTGGGGCGTCGAGGGCACAGACGAGATCCCGGTGTACTACCGCTGCCAGTGCCTCTGGTACCTGGACGTCCTCGGCCTGACCCGCTGCCACGTCGCCGTGTTGATCGGCGGCTGGGACTACCGCGAGTACGTCGTCGAGTACGACGCCGCGGAGGCCCAAATCCTGCGCGAGGCCGGCGCCCGCTTCATGCAGACCGTCCACGACGACGAGCGGCCGAACATCGACGGCCACTCCGCCACCTACCAGGCGATCCGCGTCCTACCCGAGGGCCTGGACGACGTGAACGTGGAGATCCCGGCCGAACTGCGGGACCGCTTCCACGCCGCGCAGGACCAGGCGTGGGCCGCCGAGGACGAGCTGGCCGAGTGCAAGGGCCGTCTCCTCGACGCCATCGGCACTGGCCGCCGCGCTGTCTCCGGGTCCGACCGGGTCGCCACCCGCACCGTCCGCAACGGACGCACCTACCAGCTGCTGCCTGCCCGCACCCGGAGGACCGCACGATGACCACCACCACGATCGGCCAGGCCATCGACACCCGCGACACCAGCCCCGCCGCGCAGATCGAGCACTACCGGGACGAGTACGCGTCGCTGATGCCGTCCCACGTCAACCCGGACCAGTGGATCCGCATGGCTGTCGGCGCCATCCGCGGCGACCAGAAGCTCATGCAGGCCGCGGGCAACGACATCGGCGCGTTCCTCCGGGAGCTGCGGACCTCGGCCCGCCTGGGGCTGGAACCGGGCACCGAGCAGTTCTACCTGACGCCGCGCAAGAGTAAGGCCCACGGCGGCCGTCTCATCATCAAGGGCATCGTCGGCTACCAGGGCATCGTCGAGCTGATCTACCGGGCCGGTGCCGTGTCGTCGGTAATCGTCGAGGTCGTCCGGGCCAACGACTCCTTCCAGTATGTGCCGGGCCGGGACGAGCGGCCGGTGCACGTCGTCGACTGGTTCGGCGGCGACCGTGGCGACCTGGTCGGCGTGTACGCCTACGCGGTGATGAAGGACGGTGCTACCAGCAAGGTCGTCGTCCTCAACCGGCAGCAGGTCATGGCGGCGAAGGCCAAGTCCGACGGCGCGCACACCGACTACTCGCCGTGGAAGACCAGCGAGGAAGCGATGTGGCTGAAGACCGGGGCCCGCCGCTTGGCCAAGTGGGTACCGACCTCCGCCGAGTACATGCGCGAACGCCTGCGGGCCGCGGCTGACGTCGCCAGTGAGCAGGCGGCCGCTCCGGAGAACGAGACCATGCCGCAGCCCAACGTCGACCTCGGCGACGAGGACGAGACCGTCGAGGGTGAGATCGTCGATGAGGCGTGGGGCGGTGCCGAGTGAGCTGGCACCTGGGCCGCATGGCCGCCTTCGACACCGAGACCACCGGCATCGATCGGGAGACCGACCGGATCGTCACCGCCGCAGTCATCCTTCTCGGAGGCGACGAACCGGCCGAAACCCACACGTGGCTCGCCAACCCTGGGATCGACATCCCGGCCGGCGCCACCGCGATCCACGGCATCACCACCGAGCACGCCCGCGAGCACGGCCGCCCTGCAGTCGAGGTCGTCGCCGAGGTCTCCACGCTGCTGGCGAAGCAGATCGTCAACGGCGTCCCGCTGGTCGTCATGAACGCCACGTACGACCTGACCCTCCTCGACCGCGAGCTGAGTCGACACCAGCTGCCGTCGCTCCTGGAGCAGGCCAACCTGCGAGAACCCGACGTCATCGACCCGCTCGTAATCGACCGCGGCCTCGACCCGTACCGGCCCGGCAAGCGGCGCCTGACCGACCTCGCCGCCCACTACGGCGTGACCCTCGACGACGCCCACAACGCCGCCGCAGACGCCATCGGAGCGGCCCGCGTCGCCTGGATGCAGGCCGCCCGAACGCCGAGCCTCCAACTCGGCACCGCCGCCATCCACCTGCGCCAGGAACACTGGGCCAGGGAGTGGGCCGCGAACTACCAGCAGTACCTGCGCTCCAAGGGCAAGTCCGACGCGATCGTCGACGGCCGCTGGCCGATGATCCCCCGCCAGCAGGACGGGGGCATGAGGTGACCCGCGGAGCCAAGCCGAAGCCGCTGCCCACACACGGCACCTACGCCCGTTTCGTCGGTCGTCCGCATGCTCGTATCGCCGGATGCCGGTGTGCGCCCTGCGCGGAAGCCGGGCGGAAGTACTGCGCACGCCGGTACGCCCTCAACGGAACCGGGCGAAAGCTCACCGTGGACTCAGCTTCGGCCGCCAAACACCTGCAAAGCCTGTTCGATGGTGGCGCCGGGTGGGCTCTGCTGGTGGCGATCACCGGCTGCTCGACGTCCGTTCTGCAGGGCGTCCTTGCCGGCCGCAAAATCCACGCCCGCACCGAACGAAAGATCATGTCCGTTCGGTTGGAGCAGGTCATCAACGGCGAGCGGCTCGTGCCTTCGCTCGGTGCGATCCGACGGGTTCGCGCACTGCTCGCGCTGGGTCACGAAGCTCGCACCATCGCGGCAGCCGCTGGGGTCAGCAAGACCGTGCTGTCCGAACTCATCGGCGGGTCGGTCGACGAGGTGCGCGCCCGCACCCACGACGCCATCCAGGCGGCATTCGAGCAGTTGGCGATGACGACCGGAAGCAGTACCCGCTCCGTCAACCGTGCGCGGAAGGCGCAGTGGGCGCCGCCGCTCGCATGGGACGACATCGACGACCCGGCCGAGGTGCCGCAGTACGGGAGCACCACCAACCGGGCACAGCAGATCGTCGAGGACGCAGGCGAGTTGGCCCGGCTTGGCTGCCCGCGGGATGTGATCGCTGAACGGGTCGGCGCGACCTGGGACTACATCGTCAAGGTCCACAGCCGGCAGCACGTTGAACTCCCGAGGATCGCCGCGTGAACGCCACCGACCCGTTCACCGGCACCGGGGAGAGGGCCGGCGGCCACGTCACCCTCGCGCTGACCCAGCTGTCGGACGACCAGCGGTAGGCGGCCCGCCGCACGATCGCCGCCCAAGCCCGCGGCACCGACGACGAGCAGCTGCTGCTCGCCGCACTCGGCCTCGACACCACCAAGGAGCACCGATGAGCACCACGCCCGCCGAAGGCACCTGCCAGCTCTGCCAGCAGCACCGCCCGCTCTTCGTCTACGAGTACCAGCACCAGACCGTGTGGGGCCCGGCCGAGAGCACCAACTACGAACTGTGCTCCCGCTGCTGGGAACGCGCCGAGACCGCCCGCGCCAGCGACTGCGAGCTCGACCTGCCGCTGCTGGTCTACATCGCCGAGTACGCCACCCCCATCGCGGCCTGACGGCCCACCAACTGCCCGGGGCGGGAATGACACCGCCCCCGCCCCGGGCCACCAACCCTCACCAATCGCACCCCCGAGAGGCCACGTTGAGCATCGACGCCCAGGCATGGGTCTGGAACGAGTCCCGCACCAAGGGAAACGCGCGTCTGGTGATGCTCGCGGTCGCGGACAAGGCGCCGGGGCCGGACTGCTCTGCCCGGATGGGGCTGACGGAGTTCATCAAGCGGGTCAACGCGGCCCGGTCGACGGTGATCGAGGCGGTCGACAAGGCCCTTGCCAGCGGTGAGTTGCTGATCCTCGAGGAGGCGAAGGGGAGCCGTGCGGCGCTGTACCAGCTGCCGAAGGCGGTGGGGTACGAGCGCCCGACAACCTCCCGTAGGGGTCCGGAATCCGGACCGGTGGCTGCCTCGGGGGGGTCCGAAAACCGGACCCCTAACTCTGAGCAGGGGTCCGGAATCCGGACCGGTAGCGAAAACGCTAGGGGTCCGGAATCCGGACCGGGGGGGTCTGAAAACCGGACCCCTATGGGTCCGGAATCCGGACCCCTCTACCAAACCACTCAGACCAAGCCAGTAGTAGAGAGCTGGGAGACCGCCACCCCCGCGACGACCGAGCCGATCCCCGAAGTGATCCGCCCCCTCGTCGACGGCATGGGCGCCGCCGGACTCAACGTCCGCTGGCCCTTCCGCGGCGGCCAGTGGTTCGAAATCCACGCCCTCATGAAGCGATCCGGCGTCGAAGCCCTCATCCACTACGCCCTCGCCGCCGCAGCCGGAGCCCGCACCCCCGTCCTGTCCGCCAAGTACTTCCTCGGCGGCTGGCGCGAACTCCCACCCCTGCCCGAACCCGGCAGCCAGATCGTCCCCATCAACCGGCCCCGCGCCGTCAACGGCCACCAGCCGGCAAGCAAGCCGCGCCACCAGCAAGAGACCGACGACATGTTCGACCGGGCCATGAACCGCGCCCTCGACCGCATGCAGCAGAAAGGCAGCACCCAGTGAACGACGCCGAAGCCGTCATGCTCGCCCGCTACGTGCGCGCCCTGTGCCCCCAGCAGAAGTTCGACGAGTACACCGCCGACACCTACGGCGATGTCTTCGCCGACTACGACCTCGAGGAGTGCAAGCAGGCCGCCGCCGCTATCGGCCGCCGCCAGCCTTTCATCGCCCCCGCCGAGATCATCGACGAAGTCCGCGCCGTCCGTGCCCGGCGCCTCGCCGACTTCCGTTACGAGCCCAACCCGGACGAGACCAGCGCCGAATACGTGCGCCGCCTCCGCGGCCAGATCTCCGCCACCATTGCCGGCCACCGGCCGCCCGCACTCCCGTACCAGGGCAGCCCCAGACCGATCGACACCGTCACGGCCCGCACCGGTCGAGACGTCCCCACCAGTGACCAGCACGTCCCGCCGACCCGCATCCGGTCCGCGAACGACATCGAGTGCTCCTATTGCGGCGCAAAGCCCCGACACATGTGCAAGACCAGCCGCGGCCGACGCATGAACAGCTACCACCCGTCCCGCATCGAAGACGCACAGAAGAACGCCCAGCAGACCGCTGCCTGAACGGAGCCAGCCATGACCGACCTCACCGCCCGCCAGCGCCTCGCCAACCACCTGGCACAGCTCAACCTCGGCGACACCCACATCGCCTACGACATCGGCGAGTTCGAGCGCGAGATTCGCGAGCAGATGCTCGCTGAGAACGCCCGGCCCCGTGCCAAGGTGGACAACCACGACCGCGCCCTCGCCGACGCGCGAGCCACCAGCTACCGGCGGGCGGCCCTCGACGCCACCGACGTGCTGCACGGCCACGGCCCCGACGCCGAGCTGATCGTCGACTGCCTCCAGCGCCGCGCTGCCGAACTGCGCGACCACGCCAACCGGCTCCAGCCGCCCACCACCGAGGACGCACGCCCCCAGCTCGACCTCGACGGTATCCGCCCGCAGCTCGACGAGATGCGCACCGCCGTCGGCAACGTCGTGCAGACCTTCCTCGACAACTGCCCCGAGGGCTTCGACGCCGCCACCGTCGCCGACGCGATCGTCGACGTCTGCTCCGACGAGATGCTCGACCTCTACCGGGCCCGCGCCGAACGGGACGAGTACCGCGACCTGCTGACCCGCGAGGGTTACCTCAACGACCCGAACGAGGGCGTGTGCTTCGTAGGCACCGGCGCCCCGATCTCGCCGGAGGACTGACCCCGTGCACGTCACCGCCGACATCTGGGCCGACGTCCCCCACGAGGCCGACGCCGACCTGATCCACGAACTCCTCACCGCCGCACTCGCCAACTACCAGGCCACCGTTGACGTCAGCCTCCACCGCGACGACATCGAGGACACCCCATGAGCCGTCGTCCTTGGCCGCCCACCACCGTCGCCAGGATGCCCGCCTGCCTCGCCCGGCACTGGTACCTGCCCATCGCCTGCGCCCAGCCCCACACCCACCAGGGCGACTGGCACAGCGGGTGGACCGGACCCAACGGAACCCGCGGCCGCAAGTACTACCGCTGGTACCCCGCCACCGGACGCACCGACTTGATCGTCGGCCAAATCTGGCACCCCACCAGCATCCCCGGCCCCAACCCGCCGCAGGAGCACCTCGTGGAAACCGTCACCGTCGCCAGCCGCGAGCTGACCGACCGCGAACGCCAACTCCTCTGCCATGTCGCCGCCGGCGGCACCAACCAGGCCATCGCCACCCGACTCGGCATCACCCCCGCCACCGTCAAGACCCACCTCCAGCACATCTCCCGCAAGATCGGCGCCGTCAACCGAGCCCATGCGGTCGCCATCGCCGCCCACAGCGGCCTGATCACCCTCGACCATGTGAAGCCCGCGAAACGGCCCTGACGGCCCCTCAGGCGCGCGCGACCGGTCCCGCCGGACTCCGCGCACCTGCCGCACCCGAACGCCCGCCCTAGACCCCCTGGAGCCCTTTCGTGAACGCCAGCCGCCGTTCCGCCCCCGGGCAGCACGAAAAGCCGCACGGCGACGGCCGGCGGCTGCAAGGGCGGGGCGGGTCAGTTGCTGGCGGCTCGCTTCGGGCCGGGCGCCGCGGGCTCGATGCCGTGCTCGCGGGCAATCCGGCGGACGTACGCGGCGGTGAACGGCGAGGCATTCGTGACGTCGGTGGGGCGCATGCCGGAGCGCAGGGCCGCGACCACGGCCTGCTCGGCGGCAGCGCGCGCTTCTTCGTGGGCCTTCTTCGTGCGGGTGTAGCGGCGGGTGGCTTCGGCAAGGGCGTTGGCAGTGTTCATGCGATACACGGTATCGCAACCCCCTTGCGGGCGATAGGTCAGAGCGCTACTGTGTATCGCATCAGGGAAGCGCAACACGAAGATGTCGGAGCGACCATGAACGCCACCGCCCGCAAGCTCATCTGCCGGACCGCTGCTGCTGTCCGTGTCGCCGTGCAGATCGGCTTCGACACCGCGGCCACGATCCTCAACGGCCAACTCAACGGCCTGATCCGCACCGGCGACATGCTCGACCGCCTCGGCATCCAGCTGTCGGACGGCCAGCAGTCCTGGTACGGCCGGCACGTCGCCAAGTCCTACCGCAACGCCAACGGCGGCCAGGACGCGCCGAAGGCGTGGACGAGGCACCGCACCACCGGCCGGTGGATCAGGGTCTTCGTCTACCAGCCGGCCGACCCGGCGCTCCTCGCCGGCCTCCGCACCTACAAGGCCACCAACTCGCTCGTCTCGCAGGCCGACTACGCGGAGGCCGCCTAGGACCAACTCCGCCGCCACCCAGCCCGCCCGCCAGAACAACCAGGAGCCCCCGATGAGCCCCCGCACCGCCCTCGCCGCGACCGTCGCCGGCACCCTGCTCGCCCTCGCCCCGATCAGCCCGGCCGCCGTCCGCAACGCCCGTCGGGCGCTCGACCCGACCGCCCCGTACGAACAGGACCCCGGCGTCACCGCCGACATCACCCTGGTCGCTCGCCTCACCCGGAGCCTGCGCGTCCACTGCAACGAGGGCCACATCCTCGACCTGGGCGCCGCCGAGGACCGCCTCCTCGCCGCCCACGGCCACCACGTGCCCACCCGCGAGCAGCGCTACCAGACGCGTCAGGCGATGCGCGCCGCCGCGAACGCCGTCCTGGCCGCCGCCAACCGCGTGCACCCGCTGGCCGACTGCCCCCGCTGCCGCTCCTGGGACGACTGCCCGGACGCCGACCGCACCCTGCGCGACGCGATCCACGCCGACTGGGTCGACCGCTGGACCGCCCCGCTGCACCTCGCCGCCTGACACCCGAAGGAGCAACCAATGCACAAGACCAACACCTGGGCCGTGATCCTCACGACCGCCGGCCGTCTGACCCGCACCGAGCACCGCTCGCAGCCCGAGGCGTACCGCAAGATCGCCGCCGAGCTGAAGGACATCGAGAACGGCACCAGCCGTGTCGAACGGATCCGGGTCGAGTTGTGGGATCCGAATCGTGGCAATTGGGCCCTGTACGAGATCGCCTACCACACCGACTGACCCGCGCGCCCCCCGCCTCATCGACGCCCGCAACCTCCTCCTCGCCGCCTGACCCCGCCGAACTCGCCACGAAGGAGACCGCCATGAACGCCGCCGCGAAGCGCACCAGCAGCAACCGCCAGATCGTCCGCCACTACGACGGTCTCGACTGGACCTTCGCTGTTGATGGGGCCTGGTACGCGGAGGTCAAGGGCCGTCGCTGGGAACTCTCCCGCACGCCCGACGGCTGGCAGCTGACCGGCCCGGGAGTCGACAAGCCCATGGGCCGCACCCTCAAGGCCGCTGCCCTCGCCGCGTTCTGGCCCATCACCGCTGCCTGACACACCCGCCCGCACACGCCGCCCAGGAGAACCCGATGACCAGCGCCCTTGATGTCAGGTGCCCGTACTGCAACGCCGAGCGGACCACCAGCTGCAGGACCGTCAACGGAACCCTGAGGCCAGCGCACGTCGCCCGCAAGAAGGCAATGCAGCCCAAGCCCGCTGCCTGATCTGCCTGGGGCGGAGCTGCCCACCGGCCTCCGCCCCAGGCCACCAACCACCCGCCAAGGAGCACCCGTTGACCGCCGCCCGCATCACCAACGAAGACCGCATCATCGTCCTCGCCGTCGAGGAAGTCCCCGACATGAAGTCGCCGTACCACCGCACCACCACCATCGCCCCGCGCCGCTTGGAGATCACCTACCGGTGGCGGGAGACGGCGGGCCTGTACTTCACCGGTGCTGACGTGTCCGGGCCTCGTCGGCTCAAGGGTGGTGGACTCGGCCAGTCCGTGGACGTGGGCTACCTCAGCCCCGAGCAGCGCCCCGACTGGGTGAACGAGCTGGTCGCCCAGCACACCCCCACCGACTGGCCTCGGGTTATCAACTGACCCGCGAGGAGCCCGCGTTGATCGTCTGCCCGCACCCTGACTGCACCGACCCCGGCATGGAGCGCTTCGAGGTCGAGACCCTGTACGGCCTCACCGGGCCCCGCATGTACGTGACCTGCCCGAACGGGCACCGCTTCGAAGTCGAGGTCCTCCCGCACGACCCGACCACCGCCTGACAACGACCCGCCGAGCCAACGGAGATGAACACCATGCCCATCAGCCCCGACGACATCCCGCCCCAGATCACCGCCCTCGCGGACACCGCCCCGTACTGGATCAACCCGCGCAGCACGCCCGCCCTCCTCGCGCACTACTGGCCCGCGATCGAGCAGCACATCCGCGAGCAGGTCGCGCAGGAGATCGAGCGCCGCATCTGTACCTGGAAGGGCATGGGCGACATGGCCGAGGCCACCAACGAGGCATTCCGCCAGTCCGCCCGCATCGCCCGCGGCACCAACGAGCCCGCCACCGAGGAGACCCCGCGATGACCCAGCCCCAGCCCGCGCCCGACCCGGCCGTCGTTCACCCCGCCTGGCGCTGCACCGCCACCAACCCCGAGTACACCGACCCCAACTGCTGGCTGCCCGCCGGACACCACGGCCGCGACGCCAGCAACAACTGGGACCTGCACCAGAACGCGAACGGAGACCAGTGGTGAACCAGCCCGGCCAGCCCCTCGACCTCGACGCCATCCAGACCGCCCTCGCAGCCGCCACCGACGGCACGTGGTGGTGCGACGGCCCGGAAATCTACGCCGGCCAGCCCGATATCCCCGCCGCCAGCACCAACATCGGCGAGACCCTCCAGTTCGACCTCCCCGACCACGGCAACGCCAACGCCGTCGCGATCGTCGCCACCCACAACGCCCTGCCCGCGCTGATCGCCCGCGTCCAGGAACTGGAGCAGCAGCTCGCCGCCACCCGCGCCGAGCTGGAGCGCGAACGCGCAGGGAAGGGCCACATCAACCTCACCCGCGCCTGCACCGGCTGCGGCCACTCCCGCATCACCCACACCGTGCCCGAGCCCAACTCGTGCTTCGCGGAGAGCTGCGACTGCCCCACGTTCGCCGACCCGCTCACCCTCAGCGCGGCCCATGACGCCCGCTGACGGCCCGCCAGCCACCGACCGGACCCACACCAACACTCGCGCCCGCCATACGGCCCCAGGAGCCCCGCAGTGACCACCACGCCCGACACGCTGGACCTGTTCGCCGGCCCCGGCGGCTGGTCGGCCGGACTCGCCCCCCTCGGCATCGCCGACATCGGCATCGAATGGGACCGCCACGCCTGCGCCACCCGCGCCGCCGCCGGCCACCTCACCGTCCGCGCCGACGTCGCCCAACTCGCCACCGCCCCGATGCACGGCCGCATCCGTCACCTCATCGCCTCCCCGCCCTGCCAGGCCTGGTCCCGTGCCGGCAAGCAACTCGGCCTCGTCGACCAGCCCCTCGTCCACCAGGCCGTCCACGACCTCGCCCACGGCCGCGACACCCGCGCCAGCCTGCTGGCCGCCTGCAAGGACCCGCGCAGCCTCCTCGCCGCCGAACCCATGCGCTACCTCCACGACCTGCGCCCCGAAGACGTGGTCATGGAGGAGGTCCCCGACGTCCTCCCGCTCTTCAAGCACTTCGCCGAGATCCTCCGCAGCTGGGGCTACTCGACGTGGTGCGGCATCCTCAACGCCGCGGACTACGGCGTCCCGCAGACCCGGCGCCGCGCGATCCTCATCGCCTCCCGCTCCCGCCCAGCCACCGCGCCCGCACCCACCCACGACAAGGACCCCGCCGACGACCTGTTCGGCGAGGCCCTGCAGCCATGGGTGTCCATGGCCGCCGCGCTCGGCTGGGGAGCCACCGATCGGCCCGTCCCCACGGTCACCGCCGGCGGCGGCAAGACCGGCGGTGCCGAACCCTTCCCCACCCAGGCCCGCAATGCCCTCGCCGCATCCCGCGACCGAGGCGACTGGATCCTCAAGTCCCGCCGCGACTCCGACACATGGATTGCGACGGACGGGCCCCGCGAGAACCGCAGCGTCGACCAGCCCGCAGTCACCCTCACCGGCGAGGCGCACCGCTGGGCGTGGACCACCAGTCGCCCCGCCACCACCGTGTGCGCCACCGACCGCATCGCCCCGCCCGGGCACCGCGACCGCTCCTCGGGCGGCGAGTCGCAGTTCGCCAACCCCGACACCGTCCGCATCACCGTCGCCGAGGCCGCCCTGCTCCAGTCGTTCCCCGCCGACTACCCGTGGCAGGGCTCGAAGACCAAGCAGTTCGAGCAGATCGGCAACGCCGTCCCACCGCTTCTCGCCGCGCACGTGTGCGCCGCCGCGTTCGGCCTCGACCTGCCCGACAGCCACCACACCAGCCTGCTCGCCACGGCCGCCTGACGGCCCGCCACCCGGAGACCACCATGGACCCGCTCATTACCCACTGGGCCCGCACTGTCATGGACCCCGCCACCGCCACCGACGACACCATCGTCTGCTGCACCAGCGAGAACGGCCAGCCCGTCGCCCTGATCCTCAGTCCGGAGGAACGCCGCCGCCTCGCCCGTGAACTCCTCACCCCGGCCGGCGGCGTGCCCCGCCTGCTCCCCGGCGGCCGCCGCATCGTTCACCGACGCCGCCTCACCACCCACCGCTGACGATGAGCGCCGACACCTACACCGCCATCAACTGCGACGGCCCCGACTGCGACAACGCCACCCACCTGCCGATCCCGTCCACCGCCACCCAGGTCCGCGCCGTCCGCAAAGCCGATGGCTGGCACACCCGCCCCGGCGGCCGCGACATCTGCCCCGACTGCTGGACCGCCGGCCACCGCTGACCCGCCCACACCAGACCTCACCACGGAGACCCGCATGACCCTCGACCCCACCGCCTACCTCGTTGGCGACCTCATCGCCAACGCGATCGCCGACCTCGCCGATGCCCCCTCCCGCATCAGCGAGTTCCTCGACGGCGAGGACGACACGCCGGCACCCGGCCCGGAGCGCGACGCCCTGATCACCGAGATCACGACCCGCCTGAGCCGCATCGCCGACGCCAACCTCGCCGAACTGCTGAGCACCGCCGGCCAGGAGGGCTGACCCATGGCCACCGCCGACTGGGTGCGCGCCACCTACCGAGTCCCCGCCAAGCGCGGCGGCCGCGTCGCCTACACCGGCGACCCCACTAAGGGCCGCCAGCACGGCACCATCACCAGCTTCCGCGGCCCGTACGTCCGCATCCGCCTCGACGGCGAGAAGCGCGCCGTCCCGTTCCACCCGACCTGGGAGCTGGAGTACCTGCCGCGCGCGGCCTGGACCCTCACCGCGGACAACCTGTGGACCGTGCTGGACGAGACCGACCGGCTCGGTCTGTACTACGCCAAGCCGCACTACGCCCCGGCGCCGGCCGACGCGGCGGTACCGCTGTCCACGGTGATCGACGGCCTGACGATCCGCCAGCGCCGTGACGGCGAGCGGGCGGTGGTGCACTTCGGTGACCGGATCGTGCTGGACATGCTCGGTGTCTGGTCGGTCGAGCGCGCCGACGAGCAGCAGCCCGCGCCCGAGCTGGCCGCCCTCCGCCAGCTGTCCGACGCCGAGATCACCGCGGAACTCGCCCCGCTCGCCACTGTGATCGACCGGGTCCTGCACATCACCCCGGTCCGGCTCGGCAACACCGCCGACCTGACCGCCGCGCTCACCCTCGCGGTGGCCGTTTACATGGGGCCGCTCGTCGGTGACGTGCCCGAGCAACTGGCCGCCCTCCGCGAGCAGCTCGCCGCCGTTGAGGCAGAGAACCAGCGACTCCGAGGCGATCTGGCCGTCGCTGAGGGCGCACGGGATGCCGCAGCCGCCGCCGCACACCAGGCCATCTACCACCACGGCAACCTTGGCCCCTGCCCGTACCCGAACACCTGCCCCGCTGCCTGGGCTGCACCAACCCAATGCGGCCCGGCGTGCAGCGAACAGCACACCTACGACGGCTGCTGCCAGCTCGGCCCCACCCCGACCGAGGACTGCCAGCTGCCGTCGGCCACCTGCACCCGACGCCAGTGCACGCAGGCCGCGTCCCTGCCGACCACCTGACCACCCGCCAACCATTTCCCCGGAGGAAAGACATGACCCGCCGCCAGCCCAACATCACCCAGCTCGCCCGCGACGCCCGCGACCTCATCGAGCACATCAACCGCGCCACCGCCGGCCCAGTCGACATCCCCGCCCCGCAGATCAGCGCCACCACCCAGGCCCTGCTGTCCCTCGTGCAGCGGCTCCCGCAGGCCATCGAACAGCTCGGCTGGGCACTCGACCGGCAGGCTCGGGCCGACGCGATCCGCATGGACAACGGCACCGAACCGGAAGCCGCCGTAGCCACCGTGAAGAACGCGCTCGCCGACACCGTCAGCGCCCTCAACGAGACCGCCGAGCACCTGCAGCACGCCGCCACCCCGCTGTTCTCCATGGCCGCCAAGTAGCCCCCACCCGCCTGCCGGCCGTCCCCGGGCGGCCGGCCCCAACCCGAAGGACACACCGTGCAGTTCATCTACGCCGTCCTCGTCGGCAACGACCCGTTCGCCGCCCGTACCACCCTCGCCGAGGCGCAGGCTCATGCCGAGGCCGCCCACAGCGAGCACCTCAGCACCCCGCAGACCTACCGCTGGGACGAGGAGACAGGCATCCACGACACCCGCGTCTGGCAGCTCCGCGTCAAGGGCCCGTCCGGGCGCTACGCCAAGACCTACCGCTCCGTCCACGAGCTGCCCACCAGCTGACCCGCCTGCCGGCCGTCCCCGGGCGGCCAGCCACCCCGAAGGAGCTCTCGATGGGCATCTGGAACAGCGCCGTCGTCCTCTACGGCATCCAACTCCCCGACAACCACGACGCCGCAGGCTGGCAGGGCGAGGAACTGCGCGAGGAGATCCTCCGCCACCACGCCGGCGTGGACTATGCCCTCGCCGGGCCGTACGACCAGCACAACACCTACCTCTGCACGGACTTCGCCGAAGCGGAGATGGGCAAGGTGGAGACTCTCAACCCCTTCGGCGACGGCGGCCAGGCCGAGCGGGACGCCCGACTCCACAACGCCTGCCTGGAGCTGGAGTTCGCTGACCACCCCGAGCCCGCCTGGCACCTGATCGCCAGCCAGTCCTGACCCGCCCCGTGGCCGCCGCACCGCGGCGGCCACCCCACCACCCCGGAGCACACCCTGTACCGCGCCGCCTGCGCCGCCATCCTCCTGCTCTGGATCAGCGGCGTCCTCACCATCGCCCTCTGCCGCGCCGCCGGCACCGAGAACGGAGACCAGCCGTGACCCGCGAGCACACCCCGCGCCCCGGCCACACCTGGGAGACCACCGTCCGACCGCTGGAGCAGCTGGTCGAGGACGGCCAGCCCGAGCCCCGCCCCAGCCGCGCCGCACGCCGCGCCGCCGCACGCGGCAAGAGGAAGGACCGCCAGTGACCGCCCCCGCCGACGACCACCTGACCGTCCTCGTCGACCGCGCGTGCCGCGGCGTCGCCACCCCCACCGAGGGCGAGCAGCTCCGTGCCGCCATCACCACGCTGCGGCAGCAGGCCCGCGTCGACACCACGGTGTGGTGCCTCCGCGAGGAGATGGAACAGACCGAGGCCATGTACCTCACGGCGAACCGCCGCGCCGACCGCTACCGGGCCGCGTGGCGCTCAGCCCGGGCCAGGGCCCACCACGCCCGGTGCGTCCTCGCCGACTACCGCACCGAAGCCGACGCCCGGAAGGCCAGCCAGGAGGCGTGCGACCACCGCGACCCGAACCGGCTCGGCCACCGTCCGTCGGACCTCGCCACCGTCTGCGCCTGCGGACACCTCGTCAGCCCGCCGATTCTCCCCGCGGACCCGCGATGACCGCCCCCGCCGACCAGGACCGCGTCGCCGCCGAACTCGACGACGACTGGCCCGACCACGACACCCGCCGCTACATGCTCCGCCGCGGACGGTGGAAGCCGGTCGACGACCTGCCCGACATCGACGGCTACCAGCCCGCCGCCTGACCAGCCATCAACAGCAACGGGGCGCCCCCTACAGCCTGCCAGCCAGGGACGCCCCACACGCGGTGTGATCATCATACCCCCGTACCGCCGGAGACCACCGTGACCAGCGCCAAGCACGCCACCTACGCCCGCCGCCAGGGCCTGCGCGCCACCACCACCCCCGAGATGGCCGCCCGCCACATCCACCACCTCCGCACCCACGGCCTCCGCGACCCGCAGATCGCCACCGCCGCCCACATCGGCGTCGCCACCATCTACCGCATCGCCCGACGCCACGGCCCCATCACCCGCGCCGTCGAACGACGCATCCTCGAGGTACCCATGCCCGCGGACGCTGGCATCGCCGGCTGCACCGCCACCGTCGCCGCAGTTGGCGCCGCCCGCCGCCTGCAGGCCCTCGTCGTCAACGGCTACCCGCCCGCCGCCATCGCCCTCCGGCTCGGCATGCCGAGGCAGCAATTGCACGACCTGCTGCACGGCCGCCACCGGCGCGCTGCCGTGCACACCACGGCCCGCGTCAGCCAGCTGTACCTCGAGTGGTGGGACCAGCCGGCCGAGCAGCACGTCACCGGCGCCGCCGCGGAACGCGCCCGCACCATCGCCACCGCCCACGGCTGGATGCCAGCCGCGGCATGGGACGACATAGACGACCCCGCGGCCGAGCCCGACCTGGGAGGCGCCGTCTCCAGGGTGCAGGCCGTCGTCGAAGACACCGCGGAGCTGGTACTCGAGGGCCTGTCCCGCGAGGGCATCGCGGCGCGACTCGGCATCCAGTGGGACGCCGTTCGCCAGGCCCACCGCCGGGCCGGCGTGCCACTGCCCGCCATGTACGACTAGCTGTCAGCGCGCGGCAACGGCCCCGCCCGGGCATGCCGGGTGGGGCCGTGCTGCGTGAAGATGCGTCAGGCGGACGGCTTCGGCGGCGGACGTTCGGGCAGTTGGGCTCCAGGGCGGCGGAGATACCAGGCGATCAGCGCACGGATGACCTCAGCGCGGTTGCGGACGCCGGCACGCTCGCCCAGGTCGCCCCAGTCGTCGTCGCCGATGCGGACGACTCGGTTCGTGGTGTGACTGTCCTTTGCGCGGCTGACCATGGCGTCAGGGTAGGGCGCGCATATGCAGTAGTCGAGCAAGTGCGTTGCCATGCATATGCACAACTGCTACCTTGTGCATATGCACACCGACGCCAAGCCGGTGAACACCGGCACGCCCGAACCCCCCGCCAAGAAGGTCATCGGCGGCATCACCCTCTACGGTCCGCAGCTCTTGAAGCTCACCCGAGCCGCGATGGGAACCAGCCGGTCCGCCGTCCTCCGCCAGCTCATCGACAGGCACCTCTGATGGAAATCGCCGTGATCCACAACAGCGAGCCCCGTGCCGCGGCCCGCATCGCCGCCATCGCCGACGAGGCCCCCAGCCGCGGCTGCACCAACGTCGAGACGCGCTACGAGCCGGCCAACCGGCCTCCACGTCGTCACCGCCGACGACCCCAAGGACAGCAGCCGCAGCACGGGGTGACCCACTCCGCACCACACAACGAATGGAAGAGCCATGGACAAGATCGTGACTGCGGCTGCTGCGCTCAAGCGTGCGCGCTGGGCCTACGAGGCATACGACGTGCAACCCTTCACCGGCGACGCCGTTTGCGGGTGGACGTTCGCAGTGCAGCACATCTCCGCCAAGACCATCGAAGACGTATTCCGGCCGCCCCGCACCGGCTACGGATGGGTGCTCCCTGACGGGCGCGTGAACCCCACCATCCACGACAGCCGAGAGGCCGCCGAACACGAAGCGCACGCCGTCTAGCCGCGCCGACCGACCAACCAAAACGGGCCCGGAGGCTCCATCGCAAGCGCTGGAACGCCTGCGGCATCAACGCCGTCCGGACCCGCCGACCACAGGAGCCGAACTCCCATGGCCAACATGAACAGTACCCTCCGGCGCACTCGGAAGGTCACCCGCGAACGCCTCGTCCCGCACACCATCAACGGCATCACGAAACTCGTCACCGAGAACTACACCGTTGACGAGCCCGTCCCGCCGCGTGACTGGGACCTCGCCGTTCGCAACGCCGTCACCGCAGCTACGGTCCTCACCGTCGCCGGCTCGATCGCCTGGTCCACGGACAGCATCGGAAGCCTCCTCGGCCGCACCGTCAACCCGGCCATCGCCTACACCGCTGCCGCCGTGTTCGACCTCGCGTGGATCACCTGCATGGCGCTCGAATGGCTGGCTCGCTACGACCGCCGCAAGGCCAGCCTTCCGCGCAAGCTCGGCTACGTTGCACTGATCATCGCCATGCTGGCCGTTGCCACCAACGGCTGGCTCGCTGGCGGGAAGGGCGCGTTCTTTGTCGGGCTGATCGGCGCCTTCGTGTCCGCCATCGCCAAGGGCATGTGGACGATGACCATGAGGACGTTCGGCTCCACTCTGGACGACCGGTCACAGCAGTGGGTGGAAGCCCGCTTCTCCGACGTACAGGCCCGCCTCGCCACCGCCGCAGCAACCCGCGAACTCGCCCGCGTCGAGGGCACCATCGCCGGCTACGAGGACACGTTCGAAGCCCCCGCTGCCCTGCCGCAGGTGGGAGAGGAGCCGGCCGCCGCCGATGGCACGGTTCGTGCCGCTATCGCTATCGCCCGCCACACTCTCGGGCCCGACGCATCGCCTGCTCAAATTGCCGCACAGCTCGTCCTTGCAAAGGTCCTGCCCGACGCCGAGACCGCCGTCCGGGTCGTCGCAGAGGAGATGGTGCGCGATGGTGCGCACCATGGTGCGCCGCAGGTCACCGGCATGTCCAAGGCTTCCGCGATCACGACGATCGCCGACTGGTGCGGCGACGGCGCACCGTCCGACATCATCATTCGGGTCCTTGCGCACCAGGCCGTTGAGGTCACTGACTCGCAGGTTCGCAACGAGATCTCGCGTGCCGCCTCCCGTGCTCGCAAGAAGGCCCCCGCCAAGGCCGCCACGTTCGGGTTCGGCAAGCCGTGACTGCGCCGGCCGCCGCGTTCGCGCTCACCGCCGCACTCGCCTGGCTCGGACTCCGCCGCTTCCATCGGCCAGCCGCTGACGTCCTCGCCATCCCCGCCGCAGCCGTCATCTGGGCGGTCGCCATCGCCCTCATCATCACCTGGATCTGACCATGACACAGCCCCGCCTTTCGGCCCTCAGGCCCACCTACAACGGCACCGCCCTCGCCGCCGCGCTCGCCATCGGCGCACCCACCTGGTCCCACACCCTCAACAGCATCGCCACCACCGGCGACGGCACCGGGCCCCTCGGCGCCACCGCGATCGCCCTCGCCCTCGCCGCCCTCGCCGACCGAGCCCTGTACTACCGCGACCGCGACGGGCAGCGCCACGACCTGTGGCTGCCCCGCGCCGCCCTGTTCACCGCCGCCACCGCCCCGCTGTACAACCACCACACCGGCCAGCTCGTGCTCGGCTTCCTCACCGGCGGTGCCGCATGAACACGACCGTCACCCTCGGCGGCGTCGTCGTCGGAGTCGCCCTCCACATCCGCGAATTCGCCCCCGCCGCCTGGGCCACCCTCTTCAAGAAGGGCGCCAGCGACATGCCCGCCCCAGCGGCCGGCAGCAAGTTCAACATCCGCAACCACGTCCCGTTCCTCGCAGGCGACGCGATCGGCGTCCTCGCGATCTCCTGCCCCGGCGGCGTCATCGGCAACGTCGCCGGCAAGATGCTCGGCTTCTCGAACGCCCTCGGCGACAAGGTGCTCTCCAGCGGCGTCGGTGGGAGCACCGTCGCGGCCACCCGCAACGCCGCCCACGTCATGGACCAGGGCGGCGCGGCCATCGTCGTCCTCCTGGTTTTCACCGCCTTCGTGCTGCGAAAGGCGCTGCCCAAGCCGCAGCGCCGCGAACTCGCCACCGGCATGTGGTCCGGTGCGACGCTCGGCCTGTCCTCGGCGGCGTCCGGCCTCGCCGCGGCCGCGCTCGTCCCCGTCGCCGAGCAGCTCGGCCACGCCCTCGGCGGGTCGGTGTGAAGGCCGGCTGGCGAGTCCGCCGCTTCGCCGACGGCTCGACGCTGCTGCGCAAGCGGATCGGTCGCGCGTTCGTGCCGCTGGACTCCGGCGGCGAGGTGCGCATGGTGGCCTCCGGAGTGCGCATCGGCGGGGGCCTGCTGCTCGGCAACGGGGTCCTGACGGCGGCTCACCACTCTCCCGTGTGGATGGTGGGCGGCACCTGCGCCTGGGCCTGGGCCGCATGGCGAGCCGGCGACCCCAAGGCGGCCCAGCCGAAGGCCGAAGACCTGCCCGAAGGGGCCTCGGACGCGCAGCAGGACGACGGAGAACTCATCCAGGCCGACCCCGAACCCGCAGTCCTGTGGGACCTGATCCGCCGCGCCGCCGCCCTCACCAAGCAGCGCACCAGCGCCCACCTCCAGGCCGTGCTCGAACTCGGTCAGATCGAAGGCGAATTCGACGGCTGGGACGTGAGCGATCTCCGCGAGCTGATCGAGGTCACCCACGGCGTGCCCATCGTTGAGAAGAAGAAGCTCACGATCGGCATCGGCGACCACGCCCGCGACCAGACCCGCATGGCCGTGCTCCTGGAGCACCTCCCGGATGCCGCTCCCGCGACCGCCCCGCTGGCGACCACTCAGCAGCCCGTCGAAGCCGCGGCCTGACCCGCTCCCCCGAGCCGCCCCCGGCCCCCTTCCAGGGCCGGGCGGTAGGCGGTAGGACCCGCAGGTCAGAGCACGCCTACCGCCCCGCCTACCAGGCCCCTACCGGCCGCCCTACCGACCCGCCTACCGCCCCTCCGAGAGGGGTCGACCATCCAGGAGACCGCCATGAGCGACCGCTGGCCCAACAAGACCGTCGACCAGTTCACCGACGACGAGCTCGCCGACGCGATCGAGCGCCACGAGGGCGACCGCGACCCCGTCGTCCGCGACATCGTCCGCGACTGCACCCGCGAGTGGGAACGTCGCCGCGGACTTCCCGCCACCAACTGACTCAACCTCAGACCGCAACCAGGCCCGCCGGCACCACCGTCGGCGGGCCCTCGCATGCCAGGAGGCATCATGCTCGGCACCATCGGATTCCTGTTCCTCGTCGCGCACTCTGCGGCCGACTATCTGTTCCAGGGCGACCGCATGGCCACCCTCAAGTCCGGCCCGGGTTGGCGGGGCTGGCGCGCGAACCTGCTGCACGTCGCCACCCACGTCTCCGTCACCGCGGTGCTGCTCAGCACCGCCCGGGCCGCCCTCGATCTCGACATCGCTCCGTGGCCGGCCGCGCTCGCCATCGCCTGGATCGGCTTCTCGCACGGCCTGATCGACCGTCGGTGGCCGGTCGCCTGGTGGATGACCCGCACCGGCTCCGCCGACTTCCTGGCGAAGGGCGGCGCGCCGCTCGTTGACCAGGCTCTGCGCATCACCGTCGGGCTGCTGCCCGCCACGTTCGTGCTTGCCGCCCTGTAGGCCCTGCTGCTACGAGAGGATGAACCCATGAGCGAGCCATCCGAGTTCAGCAAAGAAGCCGCGAGGTTGACCGATGCAGTACACAGCTTGACCGCCACGCAGGCCGCCCTGGTCGATGCGATGCGCGGGGTGCAGGGCGTCATGCTGTTCGGCATGCACGACGATCTGGTCCAGCTCGACGACGAACTCGACAACGTGTACCCGGAGGCGTTCGAGTGATTGCCGACCTGGTGGCGTTCCTGCGCGAGCGCCTGGATGAGGACTACAAGCTGGCGTTCGAAGCGGGGGACGGTGGCCCCGATCACTGGACGTTCAACCCTGAGCTGCCGTGGAACGGCGACAACGGCCCACGAGAGGCAGTCGTCCGGTTCAACGGGTCGGCCCTCAGCTATGTGGCTGCCGTGGACCCTGTGCACGGCAGGTACGGGACCTGGAACGCTCGGCACATCGCCCGCCACGACCCGGCGCGGGTGCTGGCCGAGGTCGCGGCCAAGCGGCGCATTTTGGCCCGCTACACCTCCGCTGTCGAGGACTCGGCCGAGGGCGCCGACGGCTACTACGACGAGAACCGGTTCGAGGACGCGCGCCAACTCGTCCCCGTCCTCAGGCTCCTGACCCTGCCGTACGCCGATCACCCCGACTACCGCGAGGAGTGGCGGCCCCTGCCGTAAACTCCGGGCATGCCCAACACCTGAGACGTGGGGCAGTTGGGCGTTGACCACCGCCCAGCTGGCTAAAGGGCTAGTGGTAAGGAGGGCCGCTGCCGATGGGCACCGGCCCTTCGCCATGCGACGGGCAACCTGTTCCGCCCGGCTGCCATCGTGCAGTCAGGCCCCGGCACTTGGCGGTGCGCGGTGGCAGGTGGGTCAGTGCGGTCCGGCCCCTGGAGCGGCGAGGCTCCGGGGGCCGACTCATGCCCGCCGCTGCCGCCAGTTCACAACCTGGCCACCAACACCCAGCACGACACCCAGCCCGGCCAGCAGCCACACCGTCTCCCGCTGGTCCGCCAGAGGCACGTCACACGCTGCCACCGACCGCGCCCCGTCCGGCTGCACTACCGAACCGCAGCCGTCGCCCACCGACACGAACGCCTGCACCGCGGCCGCCACCACGAACAGAACGCCCACCCACCGCAACACCCTCGCAACCTTCATGCCCGGCAGCATCCCAGCCCCAGACCGCGCCCGGCACCAAGCTCAGCCGAACCGTGACCTGTCCCGCCCCACTGCCACGCTCCCACCAGCAGCCCGACGCCCGGCAAACCCCCCTTTCGCCCCGCGTCGAACAGCAGCCGGCCCACCGCCAACCCCGGCCAGCTGAGCTGCACCCGCACAGCCCCCGGGACCGCTCCGACCGGGGGCTGTGCCGTCCCGCCCCGCTCCTACCGTCGGAGACGAAAGGGGACCACCACGATGAGCGAGCAGCAGATCCGAGACGGCAACGGCAAGTTCCTCCGCACCCTCGCTGGCGCGGAGCGGCAGGCACGCGCCGCTGATCTCAGGTCGCAGGGCCTGTCGTACCGCAAGATCGCAGCCCAGATGGCCGGGGAAGGTTCAGCCACCCCCGGGTACGACGTCAAGAGCGCCTACAGGGATGTCAGATCGGCCCTGGACGCCGTCGTTCGGGAGAGTGCGGAGCAGGCGCTGGCTGTCGCTCTCCAGCAGCTTGACGACGCGCTGGAACGACTGCTCGACGCCCGTGACCGGCTCAACGGGCAGCGCAACCAGATCATCGAACTCATGGGCCACAACCACTCAACCGTCTCCCACGGCAAGGTCGTCTATGACGAGGTTAGCGGCGAGCCAGTGCCCGATGACGAGTTCCAGCTCAAGGCGCACGATCGTTTGCTGCGCGTTGAGATGTTGCTGGAGACCAACGAGGGCCGCATCCAGGCCAACGGCGAGTCCCGCCGACGCCTCCTCGGCCTCGACCAGCCTGCCAAGACCCAGGTGTCCGGCGGCGTCACCTACCAGGTCATCGGCATCGACCCGGAGGAACTGCGGTGAACGGCTACGACTGCGCAGAGAAGTGCACGGCTGCGGCCCGTAACGATATCCGGCAGACGCTGATCCGCTACTTCCAGTCCGTCGGCGACACCGAGCGGGCCGAGGAGCGAGCTGATGCCCTGCTCGACCACTACGGCCGGGCAGTAGCTGCCCAGATCCGAACGACCGTACTCGACGGCCCGGGCAACACGTGGGACTGGTGGGACGCGGCGACCATCCCCGGGAGCATCGCTGATCTGATCGACCCGGAAGTGCCGTGAGCGAGAACGTATCTCCTGCCGATGGCGGCATGGCGCGTGTCGAGATCATTGGCGATGAGGGATGCACCCTCTACCTGCCCTGCCGTCATGCCCGCGTTGACGCCGGAACGTGGAGGCTCCACTTCGACACGTCTCCGGAGGTAATGCAGCGCCTCCGTGACGCACTGGCACAGCCCCTGGAACCGTCGTGACCACCGCGACCGTCGTCCGGTACGAGCCGCGCGGTGCTGCCCGCGAGCTGTTTCGCAACCGGGACTCCGAGACCGTCATGGCCGGCGCCGCAGGTACGGGCAAGTCCCTGGCCTGCCTGTTCCGCGTACACCTGGCCGCGCTGTCCACCCCCGGCATCCGCTGCCTCATCGCCCGCAAGACCGGCGTCTCGCTGGGCTCTACCACGCTGGTCACATTCGAGAAGAAGGTCGCCGCCGCAGCCCTGGCGTCGGGAGTCGTCGCCTGGTTCGGCGGCTCCGCCCGGGAAGCACCCAGCTACCGGTACAGCAACGGCTCCACCATCAACGTCGGCGGCCTCGACAAGCCCGAGAAGGTGCTCTCCTCCGAGTACGACCTGATCTTCGTGGACGAAGCCACAGAGATCACCATCACCGACTGGGAAACCCTCGGCACCCGCCTCCGCAACGGCGCCCTCTCCTGGCAGCAGCAACTCGCCGCCTGCAACCCCGTCCACCCCACCCACTGGATCAAGCAACGCGCCAACGCCGGCTCGCTCACCCTCCTCACCTCCCTCCACCGCGACAACCCCGCCTACGTCAACGCCGACGGCACCCTCACCAAGGCCGGCACCGACTACATGGCCAAGCTCGACGCACTCACCGGCGTCCGCCGACTCCGTCTCCGAGACGGCATCTGGGCCGCCGCCGAAGGCCTCGTCTACGAGGACTTCAACCCGGCCCTGCACGTCGTCAAGCAGGACGTCGTCCAGCCCAACTGGACCCGGTGGTGGACCGTCGACTTCGGCTACACCAACCCCTTCGTCTGGCAAGAGTGGGCCGAGGACCCCGACGGCCGCCTGTACCTCTATAGGGAGATCTACAAGACCAAAACCCTCGTAGAGGACCACGCCAGGGCCATCCTCCAGCTCGTCGCCCCCGGCGGCCGGTGGGCCAGCCCTCGGCCCCGCGCGATCATCTGCGACCACGACGCCGAAGACCGCGCGACGTTGGAGCGCCACCTCAGCATGGGTACCAGCGCCGCCCACAAGACCGTCAAGGACGGAATCCAAGCAACCCAGTCCCGCTTCCGCCCCGCGGGTGATGGCAGGCCTCGCCTGTTCATCTGCGAAGGCGCCCGCGTCGACCTCGACACCGCCCTCGCCGAAGCCAAGAAGCCCACCTGCACCGAGGAAGAGGCCGTCGGGTACGTGTGGGAGCCTCCCCGGGCAGGGGGCCAACCGAAGGAGCAGCCAGTGAAGCAGGACGACCACGGCATGGACGCCATGCGGTACATCGTCGCCGAACGCGACCTCGGCTCCCGACCTCGGGTGAGGTGGCTGTGATCCCGTACCAGCGGCTGCTGCCTCTCCTCCCCATCCTGCGTGTACTGCTCGTTGCCGTTGGCCTGGTCTTGCTTTCCTACGGGCTGTGGCTGATCTGGCCACCTCTCGGCTTCATCGGCGGCGGGGTGTCGTGCATCTCCGTTGAGATGGTCATCGCTGACAAGCTGTCGCGCCGCTGAGGAGGGGCCCCGTGCCATCGTTCGTTCGCTCCCTGCTCAACAGCGTCAAGACCGCAACGCCAGTCCCATTCACATCCACCCGCACGTCCAGCAGCACCATCGGCGGCCTGTTCGGCGGCAGCGGTGGCCGGACCGCGCAGATGGCGGCGATGGGCAGCGTCGGCACCCTCTTCGCGATCGTCAGCCGCACCAGCAGCGCCACCTCGCAGGTCGACTGGAAGCTCTACCGGAAGGCCAAGAGCGGCGACGACCACGATCGCGCCGAGGTCACCAGCCACGCCGCACTCGACCTGTGGACCAAGCCCAACAGGTGGATGCCGAGGCAGGAGTTCGCCGAGTCCACGCAGCAGCACGTCGACCTAACCGGCGAAGGCTGGTGGGTGATCGGGCGGTCGCCGCGGTCGCCGATTCCGCTGGAGATGTGGCCTGTCCGGCCGGACCGCATGGACCCGGTGCCGTCGCCGGCCGAGTTCATTGCCGGGTACGTCTACACCAGCCCCGATGGTGAGAAGATCCCCCTCCGCACGGACGAGGTCATCCAGTTGCGGATGCCGCACCCGCTCGACCCGTACCGCGGTATGGGCCCCGTGCAGTCGATCCTCACCGACCTCGACGCCACCAGGTACTCCGCCGAGTGGAACCGCAACTTCTTCCTCAACAGCGCCGAGCCTGGCGGCATCATCCAGGTCGACCGCCGACTCGACGACGAGGAGTTCAACGAGCTTCGGCTCCGCTGGAACGAGCAGCACCGCGGGGTTGCCGCTGCCCACAGGGTCGCGATCCTCGAACAGGGCACCTGGGTTGATCGGAAGTTCTCGCAGAGGGATATGCAGTTCGCCGAGCTCCGCACTGTCAGCCGCGACGTGATCCGTGAGGCGTTCGGCATCCCCGGGTTCGCGATCGGCGAGCTCACCGACGTCAACCGCGCCACCGCCGAAGCCGCCGCCACCTGGTTCGCGACCTACCTGACGGTACCTCGATTGGAGCGCATCAAGGGCGCCCTCAACAACGACCTTCTGCCGATGTTCGGGGCGACCGCCGAAGGCCTGGAGTTCGACTACTGCAGTCCGATCCCCGACGACGAGGAAGCGGAGAACGCCGAGCTGACCGCCAAGTCCGCAGCTGCGGTCGCCCTGGTCGGCGCCGGCTTCAACCCGGCCGCAACGCTGGCCGCCATCGGCCTTCCCGATATCCCCTTCGACGGACGGCCCGCTGCTGGTGTGCCCGCCGGCCTGTAGTCGCCGAACCCCGTACCACCCGGCAGGCAGCCTCTCCTTGACGAGAGGAGGCCGCCGTTGCCCGGCACGCTACGGACCGCACGCCCACGGGCACAGCTCCGGCAGGGCCGCAACGACTGGTACCGCATCAGCAACAACGCCGGTGCCGGCCCGGCTGTGGTCCACATCTACGACGAGATCGGGTTCTGGGGCGTCACCGCCGCCGACTTCGTCCGGGACCTGGCCGCTGTGCGCGCCTCCGAGATCGAGCTGCACATCAGCAGCCCCGGTGGGGAGATCTTCGACGGCATCGCCATCGCCAACTCGCTGAAGTCCCACCCTGCCACGGTCACCACCTACGTCGACTCACTGGCCGCGTCGATCGCTTCGGTGATCGCACTAGCCGGCGACCGCATCGTGATGGCGCCGAACTCCCAGATGATGATCCATGACGGATCGGGCCTGTGTGTCGGCAACGCCGCGGACATGCGCGAGATGGCCGACATGCTCGACCGCCAGTCCGACAACATCGCGTCCATCTATGCGACGAAGGCCGGCGGCACCGTCGAGGAGTGGCGGACTCGGATGACGGCGGAGACCTGGTACACCGCCGAGGAGGCTGTCGCGGCCGGCCTGGCGGATGAGGTGGCGTCAGCTCATTCGATCACGGACGCAAACTCACCCCAGAATCTTTCCTGGGACCTGTCGATCTTCAACTACGCCGGCCGCGCCTCCGCCCCCAACCCGCTTGCCGCACTCGGCACCGAACCCGTCGCCGAGACCGAGCCAGCCGCAGCCGAGACGCCCCCGGCCCCCGAATTGGCCACCCCCGAACCCGAGCCGGCGGACGAGCCTGTCGAGCCGCTCATCGCCCTCGACCCCGAACCCAACCCGTGGGCCGAGATGGTCGCCAACTACACCGCGGCACCCGCAGACCCGTGGGCGGCACTCGCCGCCCAGTACCTCAGCCCGTCGCCCAAGCGCGGCGACCAGTCCAAGGAGGACGCGTGACCACCGTGACCACGCCGCGCAACAGCGACGAACTCGCCGAGATGCTGGCCGACCCAGCCCGCGCCAAGCAGGTGCTGGAGGGCGGCCCCCAGTCCCTGACCGAGTTCATCGACTCCTACGCCCGGCAGCAGCAGGGCGGCGGCACCGAGCTGAACCGGGTCGTCGCCGAGGAGACCCAGAAGCAGCTCGCCAACTGGCTCCGCGACAACGACCAGAAGCACAGCCGCGAGGACATCCAGCGACTCAACCTCAACCCGCAGGCCAACACGGCCGGGGCGAACATGCTCACCTCCCACCGGCAGGGCACCGCCCACAACGCCAAGGCCGCCGGCGCCTCCGTCGACTCGCTGTTCAACAGCGGCGTCGACTACATCCAGACCATCTGGCACAAGGCCAAGCCCACCAACGACCTCGCCGAGAAGCTCAGCCAGCTCCGCAACGCGGCCTCCTCGGTCTCCCCGGCCGACGGCGGCTTCCTCGTCCCGGAGACCCTGCGCTCCCAGCTGCTGCAGATCGCCCTGGAGCAGTCCGTGGTCCGGCCGCTGGCCACGGTCGTGCCGATGGACTCGGCCCGAGTCCCGTTCCCGATGATCGACACCACCACCAACCAGGGCAGCGTCTTCGGCGGCATGGTCGCCTACTGGGGCGAGGAGGGCGCCGCGCTGCAGGACTCCTCGCCGAAGTTCGGTCGGGTGACCCTCGACGCCAAGAAGCTGACCGGTCTCAGCGCCGTTCCGAACGAGCTGCTGCAGGACTCCGCGGTGTCGTTCTCCGCGCTCATCGAGTCCCTGTGGCCCAAGGCCCTGGCGTTCTCCGAGGACAACGCGTTCCTCGTCGGCTCCGGTGTCGGCGAGCCGCTTGGTGCCCGCGGCGCGGCGAACACGTCCGCGGTCACCGTGACCCGCGCCAACGCCAACAAGATCGGCTACCCGGACATCGTCGGCATGTACGCCCGCATGCTGCCGTCCAGCCTCAGCACCGCCGTGTGGACCTGCTCCCCGGACGCACTGCCCCAGCTCCTGCAGATGTCCCTGTCCGTCGGCACCGGCGGCAACTCGGTGTTCGTCGTCAACGCCGCGGGCCCCATCCCCATGACGATCCTCGGCCGGCCGTTGATCGTCACCGAGAAGGGCGGCGTCCTCGGCTCCCGCGGCGACCTCGCCTTCACCGACTTCTCGTACTACCTGGTCGGCGACCGCCAGACCATGACCGCCGACAGCAGCACCGACTACAACTTCGGCTCCGACAAGACCACGTTCCGCATCATCCAGCGGGTCGACGGCCGTCCGTGGCTGCAGTCCCCGATCACCCCGGCCAACGGCTCCACCGCCACCCTCAGCCCGTTCGTCGAACTGCTCTAGCTCAACCGGGCGCCGCCGGCATTTACACCCCGGCGGCGGCCACCACCCGGGCCGGCAGCGTCGCCCCGGCCCGACACCCCAGACAGGAGAACCCCCATGGCGCAGAAGGCGCTCGGCCGACTGTTCAACTCCGCCCCGGCCGCGGACGGCAAGTGGATCAACCTGCAGCAGGCGGGCGGCATCACCTTCCTCTGCTACCTCGCCGGCGCCGTCGGTGACACCTACACGCTGCAGGAAGCCAAGGACAACAGCGGCACCGGCGCCCAGAACCTGGTGAACATCACCGAGTACTGGACCAACACCGGCGACGGCTCCGACGCGTGGACCCGCCGCACCCAAGCCGCTGCCGCAACCGTCACCACCGCCGCCGCGGCCACGCAGAACGCCATGGTGTGCGAGGTCAACGGCACCAGCCTGTCGGACGGCTACAAGTACGTGAAGCTCACCTCGACCGGCGCGGGCACCGTCAACGCGGCCATCCGCGACCTGATGCCCCAGCGCGCCCCGCAGAACCTCCCCGCGATGGGCTCCTGACCGTGGCTCTGTGGCACTGCGGGACCTGCCCCGCCGCCTACTCGGTGGGGGTGCCGCAGTGCCCCCAGTGCGGCAGCAGCAACCCGACGAAGGAGACCGACGACATGCCCAAGGTCACCGTCCACGGCGGCGCCACCAGCGACGTCGACACCCCCGAGGAGGAGCCATCCCCTGGGAACAGCTCCGAGACATCCTCCGAGAAGCCGCCGAGCTCCGAGAAGCAGAGCAGCAAGCCGGCCCGATCGCGTGCCCGAACGACGGAGAACCCCTCCTGAGCGGCCCCGACGGGCAGCTCTACTGCCGCTGGGACGGATGGCGGCCGGATGGAACGTACGTGGGCAGCTGACGCCCTGACCGACTAGCTGGAGAGGGGGCCTCGATGGGGGCCTGGTACGCCACCAGGGAAGACGTGAAGTCCGCCCTGGACTGGGCCGAGACGTCGCGGTCGAACGCGCGCGTCGACCAGGCCATCGAGGCCGCCTCCCGCTGGATCGAAGGCTTCCTGCACCGCCGCTTCTACCCCGAACTGGCGACCCGCTACTTCGACTTCCCGGACCAGTACGCCCGGCCATGGCGCCTGTGGCTGGACGACTCCGAGCTGATCAGCCTCACCTCGATCAGCTCGGGCGGGACGGTGCTCGACCCAACAACGGTGCTGCTGGAGCCGAACCGCAGTGGGCCGCCATACAACCGGGTCGAGCTGCGGATCGACACCAACTCGGCGTTCGGCGGCGGCCAGACCACCCAACGAGACGTCACCATCACCGGGCTGTGGGGCTACTCGGCCGATGACATCGCAGTCACCACCGCGGCGTCGGCCATCAACAGCACCGCGACGACCCTGCTTGTGGCCAGTTCAGCGGGAATCGGCGTCGGCCAGCTGCTGCGCGTCGGCACCGAACGCCTGACCGTCACCGAGCGGACGATGGCGCCGACCGGGCAAACCTTGCAGCAGCCGCTGGACGCTCTGCAGAAGACCGTCACCGTGGCCGTGACCGACGGGACGGCGTTCGCCCTGGATGAGGTGCTCCTCGTCGACTCCGAGCGAATGCTGGTCGTGGACATCGCCGGTGACCAGCTGACGGTGAAGCGGGCGTGGGACGGCAGCGTGCTGGCCACCCACACCGGTTCTGCGATCTACGCGCCCCGGAAGCTGACCGTCACCCGTGGCGTTCTCGGCACGGCCGCGGCCGCGATCAACCAGGACGCCACCGTGTACCGGTGGGACGTGCCGGGCCCGGTGCGGACCCTGTGCATCGCCGAGGCTCTGGTGACGCAGCTGCAGCAGTCGTCCGGCTACGCGCGCACCACCGGCGTCGGGTCGTCGGCCCGGCAGGTCGGTGGCGGCACGGTCTCCAAGACCCAGTACGGGCTGTCGATTGAGTCTCTGCGCGAGCAGGTGTACACGTCGCATGGCCGTAAGGCGAGGGTGAGGGCGGTCTGATGGAGGTCATGGTTCACACCGCTGGCCCCGTGTTCAACGGGACCGCATCGCCGCTGGTCACCCGCTACACCCAGGCCGGCGTGCAGGAGCTGGCGGACTGGGCCGACGGCGAGGTCCACCGAGTGCTCGGCCAGGTGCTACGGCACCCGACGGGCTACTACGAGTCCCGGGTGACGGTGAACAGGGTCAGCGGTGACAGCATCGCGATCACGGACGGCGGCGTCGTGTACGGGCCGTGGCTGGAAGGCATCTCCAGCCGCAACGATGCGACACGGTTCAAGGGGTACGGAACGTTCCGTCGAGTCAAGGAGCGGGTCGAGAAGCGTGCCGACCGAACCTTCGCGGCGATCTTTGCGCGAGGTGGTCTGTGATGGCCCTGGACATCGACAGCATCCTCGACCGCATCACCTCTCATGCCCTGGCCAGCGGGTACTTCGAGGCGGTGAACGGGCATGAGCCGAAGAATGCGCCGGGGAGCGGGCTGACGGCAGCTGTGTGGGTAGACGCGGTGCAGCCCGCGGTCAGCTCCTCCGGGCTCGCATCATCATCGGCGCTGCTCGTCTTCTACGTGCGGCTGTATACCAGCATGCATCAGGAACCCCAGGACGCCATCGATCCGAACCTGGTGAAGGCCCTCAGTGCCCTGTTCAGTGCCTACGCGGGCGACTTCGAGCTCGGCGGTGATGCCCGCATGGTCGACCTTCGAGGAGCAGAGGGCAGCCTCTTGTCCGCCCGGGCCGGTTACCTGAACCAGGACCAGCGGCTGCTCCGAGTCATCACGATCACGCTGCCGGTGATCGTCAACGATGCGTGGGATGAGGTGGCATGAGCAAAAGCAGCGGGCTGGGGGACAACCTGTACGTCGGCGGCTACGACCTGTCCGGCGACATCGGCGCCCTGTCCAAGGTTCAGGGCGGCAACAAGCCCATCGAGGTCACTGGCATCAACAAGGGGGCCTTCGAGCGGATCGGCGGCCAGCGGGACGGCTCCATGGCCTGGTCGGCGTTCTTCAACCCGGACCCGGGCCAGGCCCACCCGGTGTTGGCCGCTCTTCCCCGGGCTGATGTGGTCGCCACCTACTGCCGTGGCACGAATCTCGGCGACCCGTGCGCGAGCCTTGTCGCCAAGCAGCTCAACTACGACGGCAACCGCGCCCAGAGCGGCGAGTTCACCTTCTCCGTGGACGCCCAGGGGAACGCCTGCGGCCTGGAGTGGGGCGTCCAGTTGACGGCCGGTCTGCGAACGGACACCGGGGCAACGAATGGCGCCGGCGTGGACACCACCGCCTCTGCATCGTTCGGCGCCCAGGCATACCTGCAGGTGATGGCATTCACGGGCACCGACGTCACCGTCAAGATCCAGGACAGCGCGGACAACGTCACCTTCGCCGACGTCGCCGGGCTCAGCTTCACCGCCGTCACCGCGGCACCGGCCACCCAGCGGATCGCCACCGCCAACACCGCAACCATCCGCCGCTACGTGCGCGCCGTCACCACCACCAGCGGCGGGTTCACCAGCGTGCGCTTCGCGGTGCATCTCACCAAGAACGAGATCGCCGGGGTGACGTTCTGATGAGCACCCATCCCTATCGGCTTACCCCGGCGATGCCGGTGACGGCCTATAAGACGTACCGGATCCTGTCGCCCGTGCAGACCCACTTCCGGCCTGCGACGTGCGCTGAGGTCAACTGCCAGGCATACCTGCACGGCTGGGTGTCGACCCTCGACGAGGCCACCGTGCTGGGGCAGCAGCAGGCGCACTACATCCGCAAGCAGTCCGGCCGCGGGTACCGCGAGGAGCGGCTGCCGTCGGGCCTGACGCAGTTCAGCTTCGAGGCTGGGCAGCGCTGCTTCGCCAACGACCATCAAGTCCGGCTGGACCGGCCGGAGCTGTACGTGGTGCAGGGCGGCGACTGGCGAGGCAACCCCACGGGCGAGAAACGCCAGCACACCAGCGCCCGCGACTGGATCGAGGACTTCGGCGAGCACCAGCAGACCCTCGCCGACGAGATGAAGAAGGGCTGACCCATGGCCAAGAGTTCCGGTCTCGGATGGACGACGCTCAACGTCGACAACGCCGCCGCCACACCGAACGATCTCCGCAACGACTGCACCGACCTGCAGTTCGCGACACCGCGCGCCGTGCAGGACTACACCGGCATCGACAAGTCCGCGATGGAGCGGATGCTGCTACTCGCAGACTTCTCGATCGACATGAAGGGCATCTTCAACCCGGCCGCCAACAAGAGCCACGACACGTTCAAGACGATCCCGAGTACCAGCGTGCAGCGGACCGTGGCCCTCGGCGTCAACGGCGTATCGCTGTCCAACGAGTGCGTCCTGACCGACTACCAGATCCAGCGCTCCAACTCGGGCGAGCTGACCTGGTCCGTGCCGGGCGTTCTGGCCGACGGAACCGTCCCCACCTGGAGCTGATGATGGGATACAAGCCCAAGAAGAAGGGCTACCGGCTGCGCTTCGAGGACCCGGACATGGACGGTCTGGTCGTTGACGTGCGAGGCCTGAAGACCGGTCCCTACCTGGAGTTCCAGGCTGCACGAGCGACCCGAGAGGCCGGCGGAACGGCTGCGCAGGGCGCAACCGAGTTGATGCTGCAGATGTTCGCCGACGCGATCATCGAGTGGAACCTCGACGGCGACGACGACCAGCCGCTGCCGCCGACGATGGACGGCCTGAGAACGTTGGACCTCGACTTCACCATGGACATCATCAACGCCTGGATGGACGCGATCAACGGAGTGTCTGCCCCTTTGCCGCAGACCTCTACCGATGGAAGCACGTCGGTGGAGGCGTCGATTCCGATGGACGTCCCGTCCGCAAGCCTCGCGAGCTGATCCACGCCGAGACGATCCTCGGCCTATGCGACCGCTGGCACAAACTGCCGTCTGAAGTGCTGGCCGAACCTGCCGAGATGCTTCGCCTATTGGAGATCGCCTACCTGGGGAAGAGAGAGGAGCCGGCGGCGTGAATCTCGTCGAAATCGTCATCACCGGCAAGAACCTCGCCAGCCCCGCGTTCGCGGAAGCCAAGGCCGGTGCGACGGCGATGGAGTCGACCATGGCCAAGGTCGGCAAGGCGGCAAACCTGTCAGCGGTCGCGGTCGCGGCGTTCGTCGGCGAATCCGTCGCCATGGCCAGCAAGTTCGATAGTGAAATGACGCTGCTGACCAGTCAGGCCGGCGTCGCCGAGAACCAGATGGCCACCCTCAAGAAGGGTGTCCTGGACATCGCGGCGAAGGTCGGCACCGACCCGGACTCGCTGGCCACCGCGCTCTACCACGTCGAGGCCAACTTCGAGTCGATGGGCATCACATCGGCAAACGCGCTCAAGCTCACCGAGACCGCGGCCAAGGGTGCGGCGATCGGCCATGCCGACCTGATCGACGTCACCAACGCGCTGACCGCTGCGGTCGCTGCGCAGATCCCCGGCGTCGAAGACCTCGACCAGGCGATGGGCATCCTCAACTCGACTGTCGGCATCGGCGATATGCACATGCAGGACCTCGCCAACGCGTTCGGCAGCGGCATGGTCGCGACGGTCAAAGGCTTCGGCCTGTCTATCAAAGACGTCGGCGCTGCGCTTGCCGTCTTTGGCGACAACAACATCCGCGGATCGCTGGCGGGCAACCAACTCCGCATGTCCGTAATGGCGTTGGGCAAGCCCGTCAGCACCTCCCAGGCGGCGCTCAAGACCCTGGGCCTGACCGCCACCACTCTGGCCGACGACATGCAGCGCGGCGGCCTAAAGCTCGCCCTCGAAGACCTCGTGGGCCGCATGAACGCGGCCGGCATCAGCGCAGACAAGCAGGGCCAGATCATCACCGATGCTTTCGGCCGCAAGGCCGGCGCGGGCCTGAACATCCTCGTCGGACAGATGGACCGCCTGGAAAGCAAGTATGCGGCCCTGGATGAGGGAGCGTCGAACTTCGGCCGGGCGTGGGAGCAGACACAGCAAACTTTCAGCCAGCAGACTAAGCAGTTGGAGGGCTCGCTGCAGGCGCTGATGATCACCATCGGCGAGAAGATGATCCCTCACCTACAGACCGGAACCACGTGGCTGCTCAACAACCGTGACGCGGCATTGGATCTCGCCCGCGGTGTCGCCGTGGTGGTCGGCGCATTGGCCACCTTCGCCGTCGTCAGCAAGACGGTCACGTTGCTGCAAACTCTCTGGACGGGCATGGTCGCGGTCCGTACCGCGATGATCGAGATGCAGATGGCTTCCATGGCAGCGGGCGGCGGAATCGCGGGTCTGGCTGCCGCGTTCGCAGGCCTGTCGGCGAAGGCCAAGATCGGCGTGGTGCTGGCTGGTATCGGCCTGCTTGCTGCCGCCGCCTACAAGCTGCGTGACTCCACCACCGCAGCCGCCCCCTCCGTGGACCGCATGACGATCGCACTGGAGTACCTCGGACGCACGGGTGAACGCGGCGGCGAGCTGTCAGCGAAGCTCGGCGGTGACCTGGAGAAGCTCGGCTACGCAGTCGACCGGGTCGGTGGCAAGGCGTCCGGCATGGACCGGTTCAACGACGTGATGAACAAGATCTTCACGTTGGGCACGGCCAAGTCGAACTCGATGAAGGAAGCCGCCGACCAGATCAACGCGATCGACGAGGCCCTCGCTGCGATGGTGCAGAAAGGCAACGGCGACCTCGCCGCGAGCGCGCTGAAGCACCTGCAGGAGCAGTTCGCAAAATCCGGCGGCGACCCGGCCAAGCTGGCTGGGGAACTGCACAAGTACCAGGACGCGGTCGGCTCCACGGCCGAGGCTGAACACCTGGCGGCGGCCAGCATGGGCGAGCTGGGCCAGCGGGCCATGGACACCAGCAAGGCCCTCGACGCCCAGGCAATGACCGCCAAGGGGCTGAAGGACGCCATCTCTGACCTGAACGACGTCAACCGTAGTGCCTTGGACTCGATGGCCGGGTTCGAGAAGGCAATCGCCGACGCTGCAAAGGCGGCGCTGGACAACGCTGGTGCGCTCAAGGTGAGCCACGGCGAGCTGAACTTGACGACGGAAAAGTCGAGGGCCGCGGAAGCAGCACTGACTGACCTGGCTTCGAAGACGGATGCCGCGGCAGTGGCTGCACTCAACTCTGGCGAGTCGATGGACTACGTCAACAAGATCTACGACAAGGGCCGTGACAAGCTCATGGCCGTCGCCATGCAGATGGGCCTGACCCGGGACCAGGCGCGCGAACTCACCAACACGATCCTCGCCACCCCTGACAAGACCGCGGTTCTGCGCGGCGACATCACGGACTTGAAGGCCAAGCTCGCAGATGCCGAAGCATCGCTGCGGAATGCCCGCGGTGAGAAGCGGGTCCAGATCCAGGCCGACATCGACCAGCTGAAGCACGACCTTGCACTCGCACAAGCCCGCGTCGACGACCTGCATGGCAAGAGCATCACCATCACGACCTCGTTCCAGTCCCGGTTCCTGGATGCCGGCATCCCGCGGGCGATGGGCGGCGTGGTCGGATCGGCCGCGACGGGCGGCCAGCGCAGTGGCCTGACGTGGGTCGGAGAGCAGGGGCCCGAGTTGGTACGCCTGGCGCCCGGTTCGACGGTCATCCCGTCCGGGCAGTCCCGCACTATGGCAGCCAACGCGGCCGCATCGGCCACACAGCCGGTTCAGCTGGAGTGGGTCGGCGGCAACGCCGGCGACGAGTTCATGACGTGGCTGAGGAAAAACATCCGGGTACGGGGCGGCAGCGTGCAGGCCGTTCTGGGCTCCTGAGGAGGACGAATGCACCGCTACCGAGTGTGGAACGGCCCGATGCCGACCACAGCCGCGCAGGCCAAGGTCAGCACCGGAACGAGCGTCAAGACGATGCTGCAGCTCGCCACCCCGTCGACCCGGCAGATCCAGCTGATCAGCTGGGGGTTCTCGCTGGACGTCGCGCCGGGGGCCGCGTCGGCAGTCGAGCTGCTGCAGACGGATGTCGCCGCGACCGTGACCGCGCACACCGCCTCTGGGCTGCAGCCGGTCGACCCGAACGCCCCGGCATCGCTTCTGACCCTGGGCACCTCGGCGACCGGCTACACGGCCACGGCCGAGGGCGCCATTGCGGCTGCCCGCGTCTTCGACGTCAAGCAGATCCCGCTCGCGGCCGGCGCGACGGACCTGACCTACACCTACCAGTGGATGCCTGACGAGCGGCCGATCATCGCTGTCTCGCGCTTCCTTCGGGTGCGCGCCACCTTCGCCACCGCCGCCTCGAACATGACCTGCTGGGTCTGCTGGGACGAGTGATCCGGTGTCTCGCGTCCACATTGCGCCGCTCGCCGCTGGCTGGCAGCGCCGCCTCGGCGGCCAGGCCGGCCCGCTCGGACCTGTCTCCGCGGGCAGCGGCGAGAGCCCCACAGGGCAGCCGCTGCTGGTCGAGCTGTTCGTTGACGGGCTGTGGACCGACATCACCCCGTACGTGATGACCAGGGACGGATCGGGGTCGGTCTCGATCGCTCGAGGGCAGCCCGACGAGGGGGCGTCGCTCGATCCGGCACGCTGCACGTTCCAGCTCAATAACCGCGACGGCAGGTTCAGCCCGCGGAACCCGTCCTCGCCGTACTTCGGGAAGCTGGGCCGCAACCAGCCGCTTCGGGTCTCCGTGCCGTCCGGGAACGACCGGAGCTACCGGTTCTGGGGCGAGGTCGCATCGTGGCCACAGCGCTGGGACACCACGGGCGTCGATGTATGGGTCGACCTGGATGCGGCGGGTCCTCTGCGGCGCCTGGGGCAGGGGCAGGCGCAGATCGGATCGACCCTGTACGTGGCGTTGGCCGGCGGCGAGACGGTGAACCAAGTGGTGGCGTACTGGCCGTGCGAGGACTCGTCCACCTCGACGTCGATCGCCTCGGCTACCGCCGGGGTGCAGGATCTGACGATCAATGGGTCGCCGTCGCTCGGTTCGTTCACCAGTTTCGCCTGCTCGGCGCCGCTGCCCGTCATGCATGCGTCCGGAACGTTCACGGGCATCATCCCGGCCTACCCGGCGCCGGTGGCCACGATGCTCCGCTTCCTCATCGCGATCCCCTCGACGGGGGCTGGCAACAACACGGCGCTGTGTTTCGTCAACAGCACCGGCTCCGTCAAGGCGTGGGATGTCTACTACAGCACTGCTGGCGGCGGCACGTTGGGGCTCCGGGGCCGTGACGCGACTGGCTATATCGTCTACGACTCCGGCGCGTCCGGGTTCGCCTTGGACGGCCAACTCGCGCAGGTGTCGATGGAGCTGGTCCAGAACGGGCCGGACATCAACTGCGCGCTCAACGTCATGATCATCGGCCAGAGCGGCATCGCCGGGCCCTCTGGCACCGCCAGCAGCCAAACCGTCGGGTCACTGACGTACATCGCGATCGGCGGCGCCTCGGTTGACACCGCGGTGGGCCACGTCCGTATCCAGACTTCATCGGCCGCACCCACCGACCAGTTCGACCTGCAACAGCAGCTGGTGGCCTACGCGGGTGAGACCGCAGCCGACCGCATCAGCCGCCTGTGCGGCCTGGTTGGCGCTGACTTCGAGCTCATCGGCTCGGCGAGCGACACGGTTGCGATGGGAGTGCAGACGAGTACCACTGTGCTCGATCTCGTAGAGGAGGCGGCGCTCGCCGACGGCGGGAAGTTGTTCGAACGCACGTCGGCGGCGGGCCTGGGCTACCGCACCAGGGTGTCCATGGAGAACCAGAGCGCGGGCCTGACGCTCTCGTACGCCGCAGCCAACCTCGCCCAGGTGCCTACGCCGGTTGATGACGACCAGTACACCCGCAACGACATCACGGCGAGCCGAAAGGGCGGGTCGTCGGCGCGCGCCACGTTGACCGAAGGCCCGATGTCGGTACTGCCTCCGCCCGCTGGCGTGGGCCGGTACGACACCACGGTCGCGTTGAACGTGCAGTCGGACGACTCGTTGGCGGACCAAGCGGGTTGGCGGATGCATCTCGGCACTACGGATGAGGCGCGCTTCCCGCAGATCTCGGTCAACCTGGCCCACCCGTCCTTCACGGCCAGCAGCACCCTGCGAAGCGCCGCCTTGGCCCTCAAGTCTGGGGATCGGCTGGCTATCACCGACATGCCGGCGTGGTCACCCAACGACGTCTCCCAACTGGTGCTGGGCTGGGCGGAGTCCATCGACCACTTCCAGCACCGCATCACGTTCAACTGCCAGCCGGAATCGCCGTACCGGACCGCGGTACTCGATAGCGCCACGTACGGGCGGCTGGACACGGGCGGCAGCTCGGTAGCGGTGGCCGCGGGGCCATCTGACACGTCGGTCCTGGTCGCCACCCTCGCAGGCCCGCTTTGGACGACATCGCCCGGAGACTTCCCGTTCGACGTAGTGATGGGCGGCGAGCAGGTCGCCGTGACGAACATCGTCGGCGCGACCAGCCCGCAGACGTTCACTGTCACGCGGTCCGTGAATGGTGTGACCAAGACCCTCCCGGTGGGCGCCGATGTTCGTCTCGCCCAGCCCATGATCCTGGCCCTGTAGGAGTCCTGATGGCCCTTGGTGCACCCGCCCCGCCTGTCCGTGCCGCTGGCAGCAGGCTGACCGGGGCGGCCTACGGCAGCGACGTGACCGACAGCATCAACTTCCTCACCAACCCGCCCGAGTTCGTCGGCCTCCAGAACGCTGTCCAGTCGATCCCCAACGCGACATGGACCGCTCTCACCCTCGACGCCGAGCAACTCGACTCGTACAACGGGCATTCCACCAGCACCAACACGAGCAGATATGTGGCGCAGGTGGCTGGCTGGTACACGGTGTGCGGGGTGTATGCGACCGCCGCGAACGCGACCGGGTTCAGGGCGGCACGGATCCAGGTCAATGGGTCGCCGGTGCTGGGCGCTGCGGCCTACGCGCCGGTGGCGAGCGGCACTGTGGAGATGGGGGTGGTCACGCCGACCCGCTCGATCCAGCTTGCGGTCAACGACTTCGTCGAGGTCGCCGGCTACCAGTCCAGTGGTGGCGCACTGAACACGGTGCTGGACATCGACATGCGGACCGGGTTGTGGGTGAGGTTCTCCCGTGCCATCTGAGGTTGCGCAGTCGTCGGTGTCGCTGTCGTGCGATGCCCCGGGATGTGGCCGGGCCGCTCTGGTGCAGTGGCTGCGCAGATCGGACGACCTGTCAGCGACGGTGGCAGTGCGGGCATGCGGGCAGCATCCGATCAGCCTGGACGCGGCGTCGCGGGTGCATCAGCCGTCGTGCCCGGCGCCGGATCCTGCGCTGCTGCCGACGTGCGGGTGCATTCCGGAGCCGCTGCCAGGGCCTGTCACGGCGGGTGGTCAGGATGTGGTCACGCTCCCTACCGGCTGGGTGGTTCCAGCCAACTGACTGACTGGAGACCGTCGTGTCCAACCTGCTGCCGCCCTTAGTAGCTCCGTTGTGGGGGCGGGTGAGGCGCCGAGCCGTCAGAGTGGCGCTCGCCGCGCTGCTGCTATCCGTGGCGCTCCCCGTGGTCGCCTCTCACCGGCCCGCAGCGGCAGCCACGCAGCTCCCGCCGATCGACACGTCGCAGCACCTGCGGGTCATGCCGTTGGGGGACAGCATCACCGCGGGAACGGGCAGCAGCACCGGCGATGGGTACCGGCTTGAGCTGGCCCGCTACATGGTCGATGTGCAGCAGATCTACACGGCGACATGGGTGGGCTCGCAGACCTCCGGGCAGCAGTCCAACCCGCACCACGAGGGGCACTCGGGGTGGACGATCGCGGATCTGTCGGGGTCTATCGGCGGCTGGATGGCGACGTACCAGCCAGACGTGGTGCTGGTGCACGCCGGGGTCAACGACGCGAGGCAGGGCGCGGACGCGTCGACGATGGCGTCGCGGATGCAGGTGCTGCTGGGCCGGATCCTGGCCGCCTCCCCGACGGTCCGCGTGATCGTGGGCGACGTGATCCCGCCGTGGTACGGCACCCAGCAGGACATCGCCTCGGTGACCGTGCAGCGGTTCGACGCGATGCTGCCGGACGTGGTGGCGGCGGCCGGGCCGCGGGTGTCGCTGGCCCGCATGTCCGCCGCGGTGACGACCAGCCAACTCGGCGACGGCCTGCACCCCACCGACACCGGGTACCGGTACATGGCGTGGGTGTGGTGGCGGTGCATGTCTCCACTGCTGGCCGCAGACGGGATCACCCGGGCGGGGGCGGATCCGCTGCCTGTGCCCTTGCCGCAGAGCGTGCTCTGCCCGAGCTGAGGAGGCCTGTATGACGTACGGCGTCGACTACCCCTGGTCCAAGCCATCGCCCGGCGCGCTCCGTGACGCCGGCGTGGCCTTCGTGATGCGCTACCTCAGCAAGGACTCGTCCAAGAACCTCACCCGCGCGGAGGCCGACTCGCTGGCCGCTGTGGGCATCTGGTGCGGCGTCGTGTGGGAGACCACCGCAGGCCGGGCCCTCGACGGTCGGGCAGCCGGCGCCGCCGACGCGCGCGAGGCAGTGCGCCAGGCCGCCGCCTGCGGCATGCCGCCCGGCAGGCCGATCTACTTCGCCGTCGACACCGACACCACCTGGCCGCAGGTCGCGGCCTACTTCCAGGGCGTGCGCGACGTACTGCCGGCCGAGCAGATCGGCGTGTACGGCGGCATCCGCATCGTCGCCGCGGCCGCCGACTCCGGCCTCGCCTCCTGGTTCTGGCAGGCCGAGGCCTGGTCCGGCGGCCGCTGGGAGCCTCGCGCTCACATCCGGCAGGCCGGGATGACCCGGATCGACGGCGTCGAGGTCGACAACAACACCGGCCAGGTCGACGACATCGGCCAGTGGATGCCCGGCCGCCCCTACACCCTGACCCCCGCGGCCCGGACGGACCGGCGCCGCCTCGACGAGGAGGTGCGCTGATGGCGCTCATGAGTGGCGACGTCAAGGCCGGATTCCTGGCCGACGACCTCGCGAACGCAACCCTGATCCCGCTGCCACCGCAGAACGGCGGCGCCGTCGGATGGGGCCAGGTCTACCTGTCCTTCGCGGCCGAGTTCGCCGACTCGGTGCTCCGCGTAGCGGTCTGGAACGACCTGGCCCAGGACTTCCGGATCACCGAGCAGCTGGCCGTCCCGCGGGCCGGCGGGCGAGTCAACATCGCCATCCAGGACGGCGACCAGAAGGTGTCCGTGGGCCGGGTCAAGGCGGGCCCGGACGACACCGGCCGGTGCCCGGTGGTCTGGATGCTCGAAACCACCCTCAAGGCCTAGGAGGTCAGCATGCCCAAGATCTTCGGGCGTGAGCCCGCGCTGTGGCTCGCCCTCGTCGCCACGCTGGTCAAGCTCGTCGGCGCGTTCTGGGTCCATCTCTCCGACGAGCAGCAGGCGCTGATCAACGCGCTGGCTGCTGCGATCGTCGGCCTGATCGTGGCGAGGATCGTTCACGACGGCATGTCGGCGGCGCTGCTCGGTTTCGCGCAGGGCGCTCTGGCGCTGGCGGTCGGTTTCGGCCTGCACATGGCTGCCGACCGGCAGGCCACCATCATGTCTGCGGTGGGCATCGCTGTCGCCATGTTCGTGCGCACCCAGGCGACCGCGCCGGTGCCGGCTGTCCGGCAGCTGCCGCCGATCCCGCCGGAGGCCCCGTGACGTCCCCAACGGTCCCGACTCCCACCCCGACGGCGGTTGATCTCCTGGTGGTGCTGACGCGTCTCGAAACCAAGCTGGACACGGTGTCGGCAGGGATCGCGGACCACGAGACGCGGCTGAGACAGCAGGAGCAGACCGCCCTGTCGGAAGCCGACATCGCTCAACTCCGGGCGGACGTCGAAGCGCTGAAGCGCGGTCGCTGGCCTCTGCCAGCGCTCGGCGCGCTGACCGGCGTCGCTGCCCTGGTGGTCGCCGCAGTCCCGCTCGTGCAGCACTGA